GAGCGAACTGAGAGTATGCACCCTGTAATTCGTTCACCATCCTGAACGGGAACCCAGATAACATCTCGGCCCGTTCCTCATCCGTCTTAGACGGGAAGAGGTACTTCAGTGCTTCAATGCTATCAACACCTAATTCTTGCAGATTTCGTACAACAATTGAGTTGTTGAGGATATCCTGCGTCGAATCTTCGTAAACAGGTCCCGTCCATCTCCAGAGCATGGTAACATCGCCATCTGGAATTAAACCTGTTACGCCTGGTGGAATCTGTTGTGTTTGAACAGATGCCATCATGAGTTGTTTTACTTGTTCATTAAATCCATCTAACGCTGCTTGATATAAGTCTAGTTCATCCGGAGATGCATTCTCAGATGGAGGAACAGGCTTCTCAATACCAGCTGCAGCAGCTAGTGATTCACGGAACAGTTTTTCTTCTTGGAAGATAATCAGCTCAAGACAACGACAGATGCCATGGGTATAGATGGCATTTGCTTTTTTCTTGGATGTGGCTGAGACGCGACCGAACAGAGATTTGTACTCAGTTGCAGTAACGCCAGCAGAAATAGAAAGCTCATCCACACCACCAAGCGCCGTGCGGATCTCTTCCCTGAACTGCCGGGCAAAAGCGTTCTGGTCACCAGTAATAGCGTCGGGAACGATGTAACCAACGCGGTCGTTTGGTTCCAGGTTTGCAATAATGCGGGGAACTCGGATCTGACCATCGAGACCACGAGAGACAGGATCTTGTTTAAAAGTAGAACGGCTCAGTGCACTGGGGCTACCGAAACCAGAGTTTGCTGCAATGGACGGACGCTGAATGGCGCCGTCTCCACCAGCATCAATCAGGTCAGTTTTGGGACGAGATGAAAGCAGGGTTGGGTTGCCGAAGAAGGTGATGTTCTTCCGCATGGTGCGAACCAGATCATCGTGCGTTACGATCTGATTGGCCATTGAATCAAACTCACCAAAACCCTCCATGGCAAAGCCCTTCGGGTTGTTAAAGATCTCTACACAGGGAATGAAGCCGAGTGAATTTTTAAACTTTTTAGATTTACCAGGGGTAGCAAAGGAAGGCATGTCAAAAGACATTTCACCTTCTGAGTGAGTTTCTTCAATCTCGTTCGCTTTGATCGAAAGTTTTATGTAGCGCTTGGCTCCCTGGTCACCAGAGATTGCACTGCCGCTGACGTTGGTGACGTTGATGTTATCACCAAAACCAAAACCACGTCTGACCTTATAGCTATAGATGATGATCACTTCTTCCAGCTCACCGTCTACGTTGTAGAACGTTCGGTACTCGTGCTCTCGGAAGTAATAAAGACGATAGTTTTGCTTGGTGGGACGAATATAGAAAATTCCTTTGCCATCGCAAAGAAAGTAGTCCCAAATTGAATCGAGTCTTGTATCGAGCTGGTTGTACTTCAGGACTCGGTCGATGAAGTCCTTACGTTGATTACCAAAGTTATCTTGACTGGGAAAGAACTCGATACCCTGACGGATACCGAATAATTTCATCTGTGCCAGGTGAGAAGAGACAATACTGGTATCGACAACAGCACTGCCATCCTTATCGATGTATGCATCGATAATTTCTTTGAGTCTGGCTTTAGCGTCGGATGCCATTAACTATTGCCCCTTTCTTTGATACTAGCAGTTATTCAAGATACGTACTTGCCCTGGAAGCCAGCTGGCATTTGACCTAACTGAGGACCACCAAAGAGTTGTGCATTGATCCCACCCATGTTCCCAATTGCGCCAGGGAGATTACTGCTGCCGTAAGCCATGGGAAGCTGAGGGCCTGCACCGGGCATGATTCCACGACGACGAAGCTCTTCGTTGAGCTGTTCGTTTTGTTGCGTACCACCTTCGTAAAGACGGCGCAGTTGTTCACCTGAGCGTCCGCCTAATGCACCAGGAGTACGGTTGATATCAAAGCTAGTACCGCCTGCCATTAGGTTCCCTGGAGCGCCAGGGACATTTGTCATTCCACCGTAAAACATCTACTTATCGTCTCAATCTTCCTATTTTACTCTTCTAAAACCTCGTAGCCAGCAGCGTCGTTAACCTTGCTGATAACGATACCTTCGCCACGGACATCCCAGTTGAGCACATCACCTTCTTGCCAACCGAGGTCTTCGATTACTTCTTCTGGAAAAACGATATATTGATCACCGTTTTCGTCTTCTTGGACCTCTAGGATGTAGCTCATTTGGACAGAAGCTTTTCCATAAGCTTATCAAGCTTATTATTTATTTGTCTAAAATTCTCATGCATTTCCTGGATCTCCCTCAGGAAGTCTGCCTTCAATACGTAGTCCACGGGCATGCGGTTTACTTGGTCTTCCAAAAGATCAATCCTACGTTTTTGAGAACCGATATAATCGAAAGCTTGCTGGACACGCTCTTGTTGCCTGTCTAGTATTTTATTGGCAACCCAGGATCCACCTGTAACCGCCGATACGATCGACGTAATTGCTATGGCTACGTATTCCGGACCCACCACGCCAAAAGTCTTTTTAATAATTCTAAGGTCAGAAATCAAGTTGTAGTTGACCCTTCCTGGTCAAACCTGTAACCAACCAAACAAGCGCATCAACACAGTCATCATGGCTACTTACACCGAAATTTGTGAGTTCCTCGAAGAGATTTGTGAAGTTCCGGTACCGGTTAAAGATGATCTTGCGATCTTCAAACATGCCGATGATGCCACGGAACCGTGCCAACTTATCTGCACGGAACCCCTTCACTGGGTGCCAGATCAAGTTGTAGAGACTTTCGTTATTGAGACAAACCCGTTTGAAGTCAGCCTCGAGAGAAGCTTGATACTGAACGGCTTCTGACCAAATATCACATGTTGAATAGGTCGGAAAATAATTACCGTTGTCATCTTGTCCTAAGATTGACCAGTCATTGAGAAGCTCTTTCATCGCATCCAGTTTCTCTAGGTTGCCCATCACTCTGATACGGCGGTAATCAATGATGTGGATGCAATCTCCAATGCGACCACCCAAGACCATTACTGTGTAGTCATTCTTCTCCTTCACACCAGCAGACAAGTCAACCCCTATGCCCAGAGCGTCAAACTCTGTTGAGATCTCTGCCTTCACAATCAGCTCTGGTGCCAGGGACAACTCGTTCTGTCTGATCACCTGATTCATGTACTGGAACGAGAAGGCAATCGGAGCCTGCCGTTTCTTCTCTTTCAGGTAATCAAGAGACCACATCTCAGGCCAATAAGACTCCTCTTCTCCCGTTTTGGGATTATTTTGGATGGCAGAGAGAACGATTTGTGTCCAGTTGTTCTGGTCGTTAAAAGTAGTGGCATGAATGTCGTCATGCCGGAATCGAGTACCAAGGCAAATTGCCCTAGCTCCTTCGAACATGGTGGGTGCGATCACTGCGTTCCAGTTCTCCTGCATCTGTTTCCTGATGTCAGGGTTAGCGATGTCAGCTGCCGACTTGATGGCGTCGTCAATCATCACCAGGTGTGAACGCTTCGAGGTCACCGAGCCCTTGAGACCAGCTGCGCAGAGTGTGAACTGTTCTTCACCGGTGGTATCGATGCCAGCAAACTTGTGATCAATAGACCAGTACTCATTACTGGTGACGTTTTTGAGCAGACGGACGGTGGGGAAAACCTCTTGGTACCGTTTGCTTTCGATGATGCGTTTGATGGTTGCTGACTTAGAACGAGCAATATCAACGGTATAGGACAAATATAGGATCTGCAACGGAAGCTTGGCTGCCGTATGGATACCAATAGCCCAAGCCGTCAGCAAACCGAGAACTGTTGACTTGGCTGAACCCCGTGGTGCCAGGAGATCAACGTTGGGTCCTGCGATGCGAATCAGGCAGTTACTATCCTCGTTGGTGATGAAGTGACGATGCCAATCTTTATGATGTGTAGCAGGTGGTTTATCAGCAACATACTCACAGAAATAACCGAAGTCTTCCCTTGCTCGCTCCAGGAGATCTTCGTTTTTATTCTCTTTGATCTGAAAATTACGTGCTGCTGCCTTAGCGTTACGGCGATACGCAAGATGAACGTAAGAAGGCACAGTATTTAATTCAGATATTACTTAAATACTAACTTACTAGCTAAAGAAATCTTTGTAGCTCGGCATATCTACTTCGTAAGGAGACTTATACGGGTCGTAAGGGCGCTGACCACTCTTGGCGAGAGTTGTAAACATCTCGTCATTTTGCTGTTGACGCATTAAATTCTTCTGTTGCCTGTTCTGGGCAAACTTTGTGAAGAACTCTTCGTTCATCATCTTGCCAGCCATCGGCTGCTGTGGTGATGCGCCACCCATTACTTTGCCTCCTTCTTACCCTTTTGCTCTTTGTACTTACGAGCTTTCTCAAGAGCCGCCTTGCGCTTCTCTTTGTCACTCATCTCGGAGCCATCTTCGTTCTTGGCTTCTTTCTTCTTGAAGTGTTCAAGAAGTTCAGGCGGCATCTTACCCTTTGCCATATCAGCGACGACCCATGGAACGCACTCGCTCAACTAAAGCGGCATACTCAGGAGTTCCAGCATCTGGCATGCGGCTGGCACGACCAGGACCAAAAGCAATGCCAGAACGGGGGCCTTGGCCCGCATCACCAAGGGGACGGCCGAACAGTCCAGCACCACGCTCAACAGCGCCGCCGGGTGCTACTTCAGCGCCTTCACCAGCAGCACGCTGGAAGTTACGGAAGATCTCTTCCCGACGCCCAGTACGGTCACGTTCACGCGTCAGCTCACCACGGCGGTACACAGCTTCTTCGTAACCAGGGGGCTTGGGTGCATCGGCCATACCAGGACGCTCACCTGGGAACATCGAAGCCTGACCAACTTCAGGACGCGACTCAGCTTCACGACGAGCGCGGAGGGCTTCTGCAATACCCTCAGGACGACCTTCGCCGGGACCTGCTTCTTCTAACGAACGGATACGACGTTCACGACCTTCAGAAGATTCACGACCGGGTTCTTCGCCACGGCGACGAGCCCGGAGATTTTCCGAAAGGCGAGCACGGGCAGCTGAACCACCCGCTAGTTGTTGATTCTGCGTTTCAGCGCCCATTTTCTTTTTATGCGTTAAAACTATTGTAGAAGGCTTAAACCTACTCTTCTAGTTGCATTCTAGCCCACACACTCATTGAAGCCTCGTTCAAAGGACCCTCAATTGGATCATCCTTAAAGATAAACATCAATTCACGCACGGCACGATCAGCACCAGCCATCAACAGTCCTTTGCGATCCCTGGTGGTCGTGAACTGTTCGATCTGTGCAATTGCACCACGGAGTTCTTTCTGCATTGATGCAATACGTGCCACGCCTGCATCACGCTTAACGACACCCATCTCTACGGCTTCCCGTAGCTTGCGGATGTCTTCTTGCATCTCTTCAATTTCGAAGAGCAAGGTCTTGCGGTGATCAGGTTTTTTGTACCTGCTATTCACCCACAAATCACATGCCACAATGCTTCCCGTATACCCAAGAAAGCGGGCATACAGAAAGCACTCGATGACTGAATTGTTATCTGCCGCAAAAGAGCAAAAGGACTCTTGAGTGGAGGAATCAAGATTATCGACCCATTGGTCGAAGACCTCAATATCGATAAGCTCGTTGCGCCTGTCCGTAATCTCGGGCTTCGTCTTCTTGCTTAAATCGCTGGGCTTGTTCAGCAGAAGTTCGTTGTTCTGTTGCCCCTTTACCGATGGTTTCTCGTTCTTGAGCACCGGTTTCCTCCATCTTCTTCTTAGAGAACTCGTACGCTACTCCAGCGGCCTGGCGGTATTTATCCAGGTCAAACCAGTCGTCTGTTTCGTAAGTATCAGTGATACTGGTTGGAGTCGCAGTCATTCTACTAACTCAAGATCAGAAGTTGCCCATCATACCGGCAAGACCGGTAGCGAAGATGTCGCGACGGCCTTCAACGCTCTTCTGGCGTTGCTGACGCTGCTTGGAGGACTCCAGACGATTCAGGAGTTCTTCAAACTTAGCGATATCAAAATAGTCGTCGTTGGTGTTACCTGCGACAGTCATGATTTCTTACGTGACTACTGAAGTAATTATAAGAGATAGATCTTTAGAAACTGAACGCACCAACAAG